TGAAGGTTCCGGTGAAAGATGCCAGCAACGTAACGCTGGAGACAGGGATTAGCTACAAGCTATAGCCCTGTGTAGCCCTGTGTAATAGCCCTGTGTAGTTGGTTGTTACTTAGCACTAAGTCAGTGCTGACAATACGCCCGCTTCTCTAAACCGTTCACTATTTGAACAGTTTAGGACAGACCGGGTCATTGTTCCACGGTCAAGAGCGTTTAGACCAGTGTTTATAAAGGTTTCGCATATCCGGTAATAGTCATTACCGGAGATGGCAGGGGGTTTTAGAGGGGGTGGGGCCCTTTTTAGTTTTGTCTTTACTTTATTTATCAACCCTCCCCACACAATCTCTGAAAAATTTGAAGTAGTTCGGCCCCTACCAAAGGGCCTCATGGAGAATCTGAAACGCCTAAAAGTTTAGATGAGCAGTTACGCGACATTGAGAAGAAGTATGGCAATGTTGACAAAGCTGTAAACAACGCTCAGGATGACGGTCAGAAGCAAGGACAGAAGGGCGAAAAGAAAAGCCTGGCTGAGGTATTGAAGGAACGTAAAAAGCGTCTAGAGGACCTCTAAGAGGGCTTAGACGCATGGCTAGAGAATGGATCCGAACTAGACACTTACCAGTGGATTTAGATGAGGCTGAATTGTGGACACCGAAAAGTGTCAATCTAGTTCAGAATAAGACGCTAGATTCCAATAATACTGTCGAGATAGGCGCTTTAGATGATGCGGATACTGGGTCATTACTGACCTGGGATACAGCCCGCCTTCCGGCGTTATTGTCCCCAGGAACAGCGGGATATGTTCTCACAAGTAATGGGACTACATCCGTACCCAGCTGGCAAGCGGGCGGCCTCGGGCCCTTTACGAAAGTGGGCCCGACAAATGTCAATAGTGGAACTGCGGATGTCACGATATTGAGCAGCGTTACCGGGCGTACTGAAATTATTGTTATGTATTCAGGAATTTCCACGTCGACAACTGCTTTTCCGTTATATCTGAAAGTTGTTGATCCAGGTGGAACCGTAGTTACCGGGTATTTTAGTATCACGCTATATTTGGATTGGGTTGCAACGCATTCCCATAATGTTACTACAACTAGGATTGCTGTCGGTAATGGGGATGTTGCCGCCTCAACGATAACCGGGTTAACACACTTAAGCCGGATCGAGGGCTTTGATATTTGGAGGTTTTATTCCTCCGCTGGAGAAGCGGGTGGTGATGTGAGAATATCCAGCGGTTATATCTCTATGTCGGATGAGATAACAGGCCTAGTGCTGGATGGGGACGGAAATACATTCGACGGCAGCGGGACAGCAACAGTTTATCATAGGTAAGAAATGGAACAACAGTTATTTTATATTATTATCGGAACTGTTTTTAGTTTAGTTACTTCTTTAGGGCTATTTATTATGAAAAGAATGTCTAATCGGTTAGACCAGTTAGAAGTAGATTTACAAGAAACAGTATCGGATAAACATGTAAGATTATTGATTGCAGATAAAGTTGAGCCTTTAGCAGACCGGATGAAAAATATTGAAGTTAAAATTGACAAACTTTTAGATTTAGCGATTATAGGAAACCGTAAACATGGGTAATGTAATTTTTGGAGAAAATTTCATGTCTCCATCAGAAATAGGAGATTTATGATGGGTAGAATAATTCAGCTTACAGATACTACAGCGAATGATAGCAGCAAGGACTTTACAGTGCCTACTGGACATGTATATAAGCTGCTGAGCGGAAATTTAAATATCGTAACGCAGGTGACTGTCGGGAATAGAATTTTTGAACTAAGAGTATTGAATGGAGCAACCGTAGTCTTTGCAAGCATACTCGGTGCTGTTATTGCCAATGGCGTAACTACAATAGTGAATATTCTTCCCGCAGTGACCAAGAACACCACCGAAACGAATGGTGTCTGGTTATTACCAATCCCAACAGAAATGTATATTCCTAGCGGCTATATTATTCGTATCCTGGATAGTGCTGCGATAGCACCCACGACAGATGATATGACAGTTAATTTAACTGTAATTGATTATTTAGAAGGAGCACTCGATTAATGCGTCTAATCCATTTAGCTGATGTTGCTGTCGGTAATAGTAAAACATTTGTTGTACCTGCCGGACATGTGTATGAACTGAAATATGCATATGTGGTATTAACTATTAGCGGGGCTGGCAGCCGCAGCATAGACATAAATGTGCTTGATGCCTCATCTGTTGTTGTTCTGCAATTAAAACACGGGGATTCAACTGTAACCGCTACGAGCTCTACTGTTTTTGCACCCGCAGAATTTCATGAAACGGGAACACTGCAACTCCAATATACCAGACCAATTCCCGAGCAGTTTTTTATTAGTGCTGGATATACGATTAAAGTTTTTGATTCTTTGAATTTTGCTGCCGGTGACACAGTTGCAGTTAATTTATTTATTTTGGATCATTTAGATAATGCAATCCAGTAATCTTATTACAGTTCCGCATAAATTTGAACCGAGGTCTTATCAGTTAGAATTATTTCAGGCGATGGATAGCGGAATTAATCGCGGGCTTTTAATCTGGGCTAGACGAGCAGGAAAAGATAAAGCCTGCATGAATTACATGATTAAGAAGATGTTCGAGAGAGTCGGCGTTTATTATTATTTCTTTCCAACATATGAACAAGGGCGGAAAGCCCTCTGGGAAAATATTGACGCCGCAGGTTTGAAGATGTTAGCACATATTCCAGAATCTGAAATCGCAAGAATATCTAATCAGCAAATGATTATAGAACTAAAGAACGGTTCTGTGTTCAGAGTGGTTGCAGCAGACCAAGTTGAACAGAGTATCGTTGGAACAAATCCAGTGGGCATGGTGTTCTCAGAGTTTAGTCTCCAAGACCCGTCAGGCTGGAAGCTAATGGCGCCTGTGGCGAGAGAGAATAAAGGCTGGGTAATCTTTAATGGCACCCCCCGCGGCAGGAACCATATGTATGATATGTTCCAGAGAGTGAAACATGTCGATAATTGGTACACATCGTTCCGACCAATTAATGAATTAGGTGTCTATACCGAAGAAGAAATAGTAAATATTATTGAAGAATGTAAATTAGAAGGTATGACGCAAGATGAGATAGACCAGGAATTATTCTGTTCCTTTTCAGCCGGTATGAGAGGCGCCTATTATGCAGCCGCAATAGAGCTTGCAAGAAAGCAAGGCCGCATTGGAGATTTTGTTCCTGATATGGAACGCTGGGTCGATACTTTCTGGGATTTAGGAATGGACGATAGTACAGCAATTTGGTTTAGACAGGTTGTTGGAAATAAGATAGTTTTCGTGGATTACTTTGAGGACAGCAATAAACCAATCTCACACTATGTGAAAATATTACAAGATAAAGGGTATAATTACAGGACTCATTGGTTACCCCACGATGGCAATCATAACAATCTCCAGACCGGAAAAACTACTAGAGAAATTCTAGTAGAAACTTTAGAATCTTCAGGCATAGCTTCAGATGTAGTTTGTGTACCGAAGATTGGTTTACAAGATGGAATCAATTCGACGAGAAAGAGATTTAGCAGATATTTCTTTAACGAAGGTCTATGTGCTGAAGGATTAAAAGCACTAGAAGCGTATCATAAAAGATTTGATTCCAAGCGTCAAGCATTTATACAGCAACCAGTTCATGATTGGAGCAGTCACTGTGCTGATGCTATTCGAACCGAGGCTCTAGCTGAAGATTATTTTGAAGATGAATCAGCAGTGCAGTTTAAAGTTAATCACACTTTTAGTCCTTTTGATTAGGAGTCATTATGGGTGCATTATTTAATCCGTTTGGACAAAGACCTGCCGGAACCGGAGGCATACTCCAGACTGCTCAACAAGCGGTTTCACGAGGCTCTGCGGGAACATTAACACAAACAAAGCCATTATCCCCAATCGCGCAGAAAGCTATTGAGATTGTAAAGAAACAAAGGCTCCGGAACGGAGCGAGTTCCAGAGCTTCGGCCGGCATTGCCGGAAATAATACGATTGAAATTAAATCGTTACTAGGAGATTAATACATGGCCGCAGCTGTTGTTCCATTAGTTGTTGGATTAGGAGGCGCCTTAATTGGAGGTCTGCTGGGGAAAACTTTTAGCCCAAAGCCGGTTGCTCCACCACAATTAACGACCTTTGCTGCCCCACCAGCGGCTCCCGGTTTAGCACCGATTAAAGCAAAAGCAGAAGAAAAAGCGGTAGATGTAGCACAAGTAGAAGAACAAAGAGCAAGACGCAGGGCTGCACAATCTAGCAGCTCCACAGCGATTAAAGCGCTTAGCGATGATTTCACCGCAGGTGTAAAAGTTAAAAGCTTATTAGGCGACTAAATATGGCCAACACAAAAAATTTAAAACGACGCGTTGATTTATTATTTAATCATGAAGAAAGGGTTAATTCGGAAACGACTTGGGAATTATTGGCTGAGTTTTTACTACCTAACCAATTTGGTAATTTTCACGGTAATACAGAACGTGGCCGTAAGAATACAGATAGATTATACGATTCGGTTGCTCCGTCTGCCGTGCACGATCTTGCATCGACTATTCACTCAGTAGTAACAAGCAATGCAGTTAAATGGGCTAAATTTAGATTCAAAGATGAAGTCTTAAATAACACAGCAGAAGCCGTTGATTGGTTAGAAGCTACGAATAATATGTTCCATGATGCATTGAATTCCTCCAACTTTAATACTGAGATTAATAAAGCATATAAATCCTATGTTGCAATGGGGAATATGTCATTATTAATGGAAGAACGAAAGTCGAAAATAGATTTACAGTTTAATGGTTTTAAATTTAAAGCGTTGCATCTCTCTCAGATTGCATGGGCAGAGAATGAAGATAGTTCTGTAGATGTGTTCTATCGTAAGTTTAAAATGTCTGCACGAGCGGCAGTTGAGCGCTTCGGCGAGAAGTGTTCTGATAAGATTAAACAAGACCTAGAAAATAACCCAGAAAAAATGCATAACTTTATTTTTGGAGTTTATCCAAATCAAACGGATAAGATTAATTATGATTTAATTACTTCGGCTGATTCAAGACCTTTTGTCAAGTGTATATTTGAAGAGAAGGGTGAGAACATTGTAGAAGAAGGCGGCTACTATGAATTCCCCGTCTTCTGCGTTAGATGGGAAACCATGCCGGAGGAATCGTATGGGCGAGGACCGGGTCATATAGCCCTACCTGATGTGCGGACTTTGAATCAGCTCAAACAGCATCAGTTAGAAGCGCTGGCCCTAGCTGTTGGCCCGCCTCTTTTGACGACCCAGCGTGGTCTTTTAGGTGATGTGAATTTCAAACCTCATGGCTTAACAGTGGTTAGAAATGTTAATGATGTAAAACCATTTGACATGGGCACACGTTGGGATGTAGTGCAGTTCTCTGCAGCTGATTTACAGGAACAAATTCGTAACGTATTCTTTATTAATAAGTTGATATTTCCACCAAGGAATGCCCAAGGCGAAATGACTGCAACTGAAGTCATGGAACGTGTGGCTCAAATGCAGAAAGTCTTAGGCCCCACAATGGGCAGACTGAATTCTGAATTATTAGGCCCGTTAGTTCAACGCGGGTTTAAAATGATGTTACGTGGTGGTGCGTTTCCACCTATACCGGATGTATTAAAAGATGTTGGCGCTTCTATCGAAATTGAATATGTTAATACTTTGGCTAGAGCTCAACGCATTGAAGAGGTTCAAGCGATTCAGAACTGGGCGAACGATTTAGCGATGCTAGCTCAATTAGGGAAACCAGAAGCATTAGATAATATTGATGCCGACGGTATTAGCGCTCTATCCGCCAGAATTCGTGGCGTGCCTGTGAGTGCTATTACGAATGATGATGTCAAACAGGCGCTACGTCAGCAAAGAGCTGAACAACAGCAGCAAATGCAGCAAATGGATGCTGCAATGAAAGCGGCTGACATGGCTTCTAAATTTCCGAAAGGAGAGGGGACATGAGAGAAAACAGACAGATAGAAAAGGATTTACAAATTCTTTTTAGTTCTGAGAGAGGAGAAATAGTTTTAAATGATTTACTGGATATTTATGTATTTGCTTCAAACTTTAGTTCTGAAGCACTTAGACTGGCTTTTAACGAAGGCCAACGAGAATTAGTATTATATATTCGTTCAATTGTTCAAGGAGAAATAAATGACTGATGAAGCGATTACGTCAAATGACGCCGCTATTGCCGCACCTTCAAACGAAGATTCTTTTTTAAATTCATTACCAGAAGATTTACGGGGCGATCCGTCGATCAAAGATTTTAAATCTGTCGCGGATTTAGCAAAAAGCTATACCCACGCTAAGAGCATGATTGGAAATTCTATTCGTATTCCAACAGAAGATGCCAGCGATGAGGTTAAAAACGAATTTTATGAGAAGATTAAGTCGGTAAAAGGAATTATAAAAGTCGATAGTACTGATTCTGTCTATGATTATTTAGGCAGACCCGCATCTCCTGATGAATATAAGATTGAAGCCGGAATTGATTTAGATCCTGAAATGTCTAAACAGTTCAAAGAGCTGGCCCACCAAGCTGGGCTGAATAATGAGCAGGTTAATAAATTAGTTGGCTTTGAAGCCGCTAGAGCCCAAGCTCAACAGGAACAGCTCCAGCATGCTCAAGAGTCGGCGATTAAATCCCTGCAGAGTGAATGGGGCCCAGATTATCAAAATCGTCTCAACGGCGCTAAAGAGGCCGCTAGAGCATGGGCACAGAAGTATCCAGAAGTGGATGCTTTAATTAACGATCCTGTCACTGGCAATAACCCTGGATTTATTGCTATGCTATCTGAATTAGCAAAGCATGCTCAGGAAGGTGATTCTCCGGTTTCCCTGGCTTCAGGTATTAAATATGGAATTAGTGCTAGTGATGCTAAGGATCAAATTAGCGATATACGGAGTAACCGAAAACATCCGTATCATAATCAATCAGATCCGTTGCATAGAGATGCAGTGGCTAAAATGAATCAATTATATTCTATCGCATATAGTGGCGAGTAATTTATACACTATAGGACATAAAAAAGTTTTATCCCTTAAAGGCAATATTATTTCAACAGATAATTTTGCTGTAGATAACCGGTAATAGGTCTACACATCAATACTGTAATACCCCGCATAGGATAAGTATTAAAGTTATGTTGAAGTAAAAATCTGTTATTTAACTTTAAACGCTCAAACTTTATTAAGGAGACTCTTATGAGTATAGAAGTCAATAAGGCGTTTGTCCAACAGTTTTCTGATAACTTAATTATGCTGGCTCAACAAAAGGGCTCAGTGTTGATGAATTCTGTTTCGGTCAAAAACGTCGTAGGTAAATATATCCATTTCGATCGCTTGGGTGCTTCTTCGGCCCAACTCCGAGTATCCCGTCACGGTGATACTCCACTGATCGATTCCCCACACAGCAGACGTAGAGCTATTCTTAGCGACTACGAATGGGCTGATTTAATCGACAAGCAAGACGAAGTTCGCATGCTGATCGATCCAAAATCGGACTATGCTCGTGCTGGTGGCTATGCAATCGGCAGAGCAATTGATGATGTGATTATAGCTGCTGCTACAGGTAATGCTTCATCTATCGATTCAGCTGATGCGTCGAGCAACGTATCTCTTCCATCAAGCCAAATCGTTGACGACGACTTCGGAACCGGTTGCGATAGCAACTTAACCCTAGAAAAAGTCATCGAAGCTAAACGTATTCTTTTACGTAATGATGTAGATCCAAGCGAAGAAATGTTCATGGTCGTTAATGCTAGTGCTTTGCACTCACTTTTAAGTGAAGTTGAAGTAGGCAGCATCGATTATAACAGTGTCAAAGCCTTGGTTCGTGGTGAAATTGATACCTTCATGGGTTTCAAATTCATTCTCTGCAACCGTTTACTCGGAACTGCAGATGGTACCGATACTTCCCCAGTATTCGTTTTAGCTTATGCTAAAAGCGGTATTGGTATCGGTGTTGGTCAAGACATCAATGTTAGAATCAGCGAACGTGATGACAAATCTTACTCTACTCAAGTATACGCTTCTGCATCGATTGGTGCCGTACGTATCGAGGAAGAAAAAGTTGTCGAAGTTCAATGTGTTCAAGCAGCTTAATCTAGGAGAATACTATGGCTGGTGAATCAACAAAAAGTACCAGCTTATCCAATTACAACTCGGGCATTATTGCCGCGTCTAAATTGGCTAAAGCTGAAGTCTATAATGCAATGGACACGTATCAATTTCCTCTTGCTACCTCATTAGAAGCTGGCGATAATTTGATTATGAACATTGCACTTCCAAGTAATGCTATCATTCTAAGCATGAAACATATCAATGATGATATGGATACCAATGCGTGTCCTACATTAGTAATTGATGTTGGTCTTGCTGCGAGAGAACCATATACTTCTGTAACAAACGGAACCGCTACCAAGCATCTTGCAGACGATATTATCGATGCTGATCTCTTTGTCGACGGTTCTACTGCATTTCAA